GTGCGATCGCTGTCCAGGTTCGACCTGGTAAAGACCTTTTTGGGGCCTAAATCCACCGGCTTGATAGTGTCACTCCGCCGTGGAGTGCCGACCTGTAGAGGTGTTTCTCGTCCTGGCTTACCACACTTTCTAAGTATGGATCCAGTGAAGATTCATCAACCACAGAGAACTCATCCAGAGTGTCAAGACGTCTCGAGCTGCGAGAAGCAGCTTCTAACTTTCCTAAACACTTGGAGAGCGCCGCGTATCCACCCAATTCATCTTCTTGATAAACGGGCTTGGGTACCATCGCTTTTACTTCGTAACGATGTAGCAGGTCACTCCATCTCTGGACAGACCTGTATCCCAGGTAGGACACACGTACTAAACCAGCACTTCGTTCTGGCCCATAGGGTAAGGACCCTATGATGCGCTCAATTTGTTTGAACATAAACTGAGCAGTGGACCAATAGCCTTTCAAATAAAACTGATTAGCTGTTGCCACCCAGGAGATTATATGCTTGGCTTGTCGTCTGCTACGCGGACGCACTTGCCTCAGGTACGTTGGAGTTACCTCCTGACCCGAGTATGCATCAACTCCGCAAGACTCTCTGAACTTTCCAGTCCAGAAAGATTTCGCGGTGTTCACCTTGCAATTGTACTTTTGCAGGTGAGCGGTAACAGCAGTCGCATACGCTGCAGGGACAACGATGTCGTCCCCATATACGTACACCCTCCTCGCCGTCTTTTGGACATTGCGAAAGGTGTAGGAGAGACTCTGGGCTTCCATCAAGGCACTTACACAGATAGTGTAAAAGTACATTGCCTCAACGGGAAAGCACAGGGCACTACCCATAGATGCAAACTTACCTAATGGACCAATGATGGTCTTATCAGGTAGTTGTGCAAACTTAGAACGACATGCATCGATAGCATCCCAGAGATCTGGAACGCTACGAAACATCTCACGCGCAAGCGCGTAAGGAACGCGATCACTCGCGTCCGATAGATCGATCGTTGCTAACCGACCCGTTCTGGAAGCTTTCAATGCCAAACGTTGATTGATACTCTGCGACGAGAAATTAATACGTCCCGCCGTAGGGTACCTCTTCTCAAGGACCGAGTACAAGTAGTCCCTAAGACCTTGCTGCGCAAATTGGTTGCAGCAGGGCTCGATGGCAATGATTCGTGGGCTTTTCAAAGTCTTCGGAACAGCCACAACCCTGACGGGCTGCTCGAGCTGCTCAGGCACAATCGTAACCATCTCAAGCATCTCCTCGGGAACGAAAACGTTTCCGTCGTCGTCCTCGCCAGCGGCACAAACCCCCAAAGGGTACGCGTCGCCAGTAAGATGAAAGTAAGGCTCGAGACGATCATGCCAACGCCGCCAATTGTACTTCGAATTACCTGAAATACGTTCAGCGGTAGCACCGGGGCCATGCCGAGGTAAAAGATTGTCCACTGAGAAATCAGAAAACAACCCGTCCCAAAGCATAGAAGACGTCTGTAGAAATAACGCAGAGTCCTCTTCGGTGCATGAATACGATGAAAATTCGTGCTCAATTCCGACGAAGCTCTCGACCGCGGCGTGCACCCTTGCGGGTGTACACTCGATCTCGACTTTCTTGAAGAGACAGCAGACTTGTCTGACTGCCTCGACAATTGTTGAGAAATCTTGAGTTTCATCTTGTAGTTCTCCTGTTTCAATGTCGAACATTTGACTGAGCATACCTTGCAAGAAAGCAGGGATTGCCCACCTACTTAAGACCGCACCCCGCCTCTTTAGGAGACGGGGAAAGCCTCGAAATAGGGAAGAGTCAATTGCACCAGCCGCTAGACTTCTTTCGAAGTCCTTGGCGAACTGGGGCAGGGTTATCGTCAGAAATGACAACCCTTCGTGTTCGACGCGTGACCTAATGGTTTTAAGGTCACGCTCATCAGAAACATCAGCGACACACTTAGCCGTCGCGTCATGGTAGACGCGTACGACCAGATCGAGGAAATCACTTACGTTGCTTGGAG